TAGTTTAGTAAGACATAGAGGTGGTAGACCCTCTAAATTTTATAAAGCGGTCGGAAAAGAATTACCAAAGTCTTTTAGCTCCCTCACGCGTGATATACCCCGTAATGATATGTATAAACCTAATAATATAGACACTGAAACGGATTTGAATAACAAAAAGATTTGTAAAAACCCTACTTTTGTAAAAACCCCCAAAACTCAAGGAGGTTTATACAAACAGGAGGTTAATACAAAACCGATTGTTGTTGAAAACTCTTTTACTGGAACGAAAGAGGGTTTATACAACGATCCATCTAGGTATATAGAGGAAACTAATAAATTATGGGGGACCACAGAAAAGTGATAGATAGAATAATTAAGGTATCAATTTTTCAAATGAAGCAAACAAAAGATAGCCCTGTAGCCACTGTTCGTTATACAGAATATGATGAATATGCAAAACCTGTTAAAGTAAATCAAATTGATTATCACGATCCAGTATATTTTCATAGCCAAGTATTAGAAGCTGTTGGATATGGACTTGATGTTGCGATATTCACACCTTTTTGTATAAAAACTTTAGAAAAAAAGTTAAATAATTGGACAAACTAAACTATTGTGCTACAATAATGGAGCATAATTCTAGGTTCTTCCATGACCTCAACAATGATTAAAAAACCTGTAGAATCTTATTCTGTTTACACAGGAATAAGTGAACTAAAAAGAATAAGAACTTCTACCAGTATTGCTTTTGATACTGAAACCTTACAAATACAGCCAGAAAAAGGTAAGCTCAGACTTATTCAGTTAGGCTGCAATTTAACAAAAAGTATTGTAGTAATTGACTGTTTTGATCTAACCCATGAAGATTGGGATATATTAAAGCAGTTTTTCCATTCTATAGATCGTTTTTGGCTTGCACATAACGCGGTGTTTGACCTTGGATGGTTGCAAGAGCATGACATATATCCTAAGGGCCATGTTAAATGTAGTTTTCTAGCAAATAGATTACTGTATAATGGCATAACAGGTGTTAAGCACGGGCTAGATGCTGTATCTAAAAAACATCTCGATATAGTTGTTTCTAAAGAACAACAGAAATCTAACTGGGGTGCAGAAATATTATCTACAGAGCAACTTACCTATGCTGCTAAAGATATAGAAATACTACTAAGACTAGATAATGTTCTTAATTCCAAAATTATGAAGGCTGACTTGTTCAACGCTTATCACTTGGAATGTAAAGTTTTACCAGCTATGGCACAGATGTGGCGAGTTGGGCTACCTTGGAACAGAGAAGAATTAGAACAATGTCGTACAGATTATGAAGATGATATTAAAGAATTGGGTAATGAATTTCTTAGAGAGCTTGATAATGATTTACCATCTGGAGAAAAGCTACCTAGAAATGAAGATGGCTCGTTCAACCTTCGTGCGAAAGACCAAGGCTCAAAAAGACTAGGTACTAAAAAATATGCAGGATTTAATATCAAGAGTTCTAAGCAGTTACTAGAAAAACTTACTTTAATACTGCCTAAACCTCCTATGGATAGTGAAGGCAAGCCAAGTGTATCGAAGGAAGCGTTAAGGTTGTGTGCTGCTGATTCACAGACGGTCCAAACTCTTATGACTTGGAAAAGAAGAGAAAAACGCAGACAAATGGCAGAAAGCATACAAGATAAATTATCTGAAGATGGTTTTGTTAAGGCTTCTTATATGCAGTTAGGTGCAGATACAGGAAGAATGTCTAGTATAAAACCTAATAATCAGCAAATACCTAGAGATTCAGAGTTTAGACAATGTGTTCAAGCACCTAAAGGATGGAAAATAGTTGACGCTGATTTCTCACAAATGGAGTTAAGATTAGCTGCTGCTCTTGCAAATGACCGTAACATGATAAAAGCGTTTCAAAGTGGAGAAGATTTACATGAATACACAGCCAATCAGATGGGTTGCGAAAGACAGATAGCTAAGTCAGCAAACTTTGGTTTGTTATACGGTGCAGGAGCAGAAGGTTTACGAAAGTACGCTGGAAGCAGTGGTGTGATTATGTCTTATGAAGATGCAGTTAGAATACGCGATAGTTGGTTAAATACTTATAGTGGTATCAGAGAATGGCAGAAAAATAATCTAAACATAGCAAGAGATACCGAAAACGATGAGTGGGCTGAAGTAAGAATACCTCAAACTAATATGAGAAGATTTCTTAAAGGTAAACTTAATCGAGTAACTGTGAGATGTAATACACCGATCCAGGGTGCTGGTGCCGCAATATTAAAGTGTGCATTGGGTAATTTATGGGACAAAGTTAAAGAAACAGGCGAAGATAAAGTAAGGATTGCAGCAGCCGTTCACGATGAATTGATTCTTTTAGTTAAAGAAGATTTAGCAGATGAGTGGGCTGAGATTCTTAAAACTACAATGGAAAATGCTGAAGCAAAATGGTTGGGTGATGTTCCTGCGTTAGCTGAAGTGTCCATTGGCGATAGATGGAGCGAAGTCCACTAAATAAATGAACAGACTCCCTTTACATAAGTTGGGGGATTTCATAGAAAAAAGAGGTATGTCAGTCTTAGGGCATTGTTACAAATGCAATAAGATTGTTTACCGCACCCAACAAGAGGCCAAGAAAGAGGCATCAGACATGAGAAAAAGGGGTAAAAACCATTCTTATGCCTATGCTTGCCCGAAAGGAAACGGATGGCATCTGACATCCATGAAACCAAGGAGCACCACAACTCCAAAAACTAGAAAACCTTCTAGAAGTATCCAAAGCAAAAAACAAAGGAGAATGAACAAATGATTGGTATTTGCAAAAATGAACATGGTTGGTATATCTCCAAGCATAATAAACAGCTTGGAGTAAAATACTACAAGACCCTAACGGAGGTAATGCCTGTTGCTTATGCAGAAGAATATTCGAGCAGATCTAATGAAGGATCTATACAAAGAGATTCCAAAAGCAACCACCAGAGATCTGGGTAGTATCATTGATTTTCTCAAAAAAGCTAGAGAAGTCCGTGAAGGAAAGACTAAAAAACGCAGAGAAGCTAGAAAAAAGTATGTGGAAAAGCAACTTGAGAAAGCCGATTTGCCGATTTGGTGGTAGAGTAGTACAAGAACAACATTGTAAATGGCTCTCAAACACGGAAACAAAAGCTATTATCAGGTACTAATCGACCCAAACAGAGCAGAACTTATAGAAAAAGTAGCTGATAAAGAGGGTATGCGTGGTACTGCATGGGTTAGAAAAGTAGCGTATGAAGCTTTACAACGTGAATTTACTAGCTCAGAATATAAAATTGCTGAAGCCAAAGATGAGTTGATGTGGAGAGAATCTGTACAAAGACGAATTGACGGAAGAAAGCAGAAAGACTAAACACTGTGCCAATGACGGAAGAACAGTATTATCAAGCACTAGCCAGTCTGTCTGACAGATACCTGTTTGAAAACATGACAAACAGAGAATATACGGAACAGAGAAACGCTATTGAAACTGCTTATTTAAAAACAATTTACAACAAGTAAAAATGAAAAGAATAACATGGGTCGAGTGCCCAGGCTGTAAGACCTACAGCGATCAGAAGGTTGTCCGCTCTGATAGAAACTCAAAATTTATAATTATTCGTAGAAGAGAATGTTACGAATGTGGGCATAGATGGGAAACAATCCAATATCCTGAGATGATAGTCTCTAAACAACAGGCAGCTTACGCTCGTTGCGAATGATTTTTTTGATGCTGTCTTATCTGTCTTATAAGTTTTGTTTTTTCTATAAACAAACGGAATTTGTAAAATAATTTATTTTTAATTGGTGGTGTTTGAAGCACAGCTATCATAGCTTCAAGCTCCAGCATACGCATCATTGCGTTGGACAGTACAACTTCTGTTCTTGCATGATTTTTCATCATATCTATGCAAAAAGCCTTTAACTTATCTATATCATCACAGCCCATAACTTCCCTGCATCTTAATTCAACTGCTAACTGTGTCTCCATTGGCAGAGGAGTTGAAATAAATCTTATGAAGCCGTCTTTCTTCATATCATTGAAGATTTGTAGTAGATCCAGGGAACATTCTGGATTCAATAAAATCTACTGCTTGATCGTCTATTGAGTTATCTGTCTGCTTGGCTATTGCCTTTAACAGATCCACGATTAATCTCTTCATTGCTTTTGATTTTATAAATACAAGAAGAATAGGCTTTAAAATTTTTACCATAACTGTTTATGTCTTACTTTCCAAACATAGCTAACTTGCTACTATAAGACAAGAATCTTAACTTTTATGGAAGATCAAGAACCAAGCAAAGTTGAAACTATTGTAAAAGTTTGCGTACTTTTGTGGTCGGCAACACTTTTATCCCTTTCATACTATGAACCGCCATCTGGTAAAAAAATTGTAGATTTTGACCCGACCTTCATAGCTTCAATTTTTTCAGCTTCCACAGCTTCACTAGGTTTTCAAATAAAAAAGAAAAAAGATACTATAGTAGATAATAAGAACAATAAAGTAGGTATCAAATGAAAAGACTATTACCTTTTATATTTCTTGTATCCGCACCAACTTACGCGGACATGAATCATTCCATATCCTCTAGTGTAAAATTTGAGTCTCTTTCAGCAGCTAGTACGGCTGATAAGATTGGTTCGTCATATAGCATAAGCGGTAATAATGTCACAACTGTAGATTCAAACTCAGCAGCTACTATCGGTGGCTTTGGTTCTGCAACTAATGGAGTTCCTAGTATTTCATTCCCTTCTGCAACCCAAGCAACATCAGGAGAGGCTTTCAGTTTTGCTCAATCCTATGTAGAGGGAGACGCTACACCAGGTAGTGCAGTTACAGTAGGTACTGTGCCAAACTTCAGTGATTTGACTTCTACAAGTGCAGGAAGTGTAGGTACAGCAGCAGTAGCAATAGATAATCACAATATTACAATGACACCAGGAACAGGAACAGGTATCGTAATAACAGGTCAGTTTGTCGTTGATCTTACTATCGAATGAGGAGGCTATTTCTTCTTGGCTTTGTTATATCTGCTCCTTGTTACGCTGTGCCAGTTATTCCTAATTTCACACAGGGCAGTTCCACAAGTCGAACAGAGACTACCACAAATATTACAGAGACTTTACGAACAACAGAATATAATAGCGGGTTTTTATACTCCGTCACAGGATCAGGGATTCAGCATGACGGATCTTCTATTACTCCAGCAGCTACCTCAGTTAGTGAAACAATAAACGGAACTACGCATACATGGCAGGGATTAAACCTAGATCAAAGACCAAACTGGACTCAATCAAATCAGGGAGATGCCTTTCAATTTACAGAAGTTTATCAAGCACCTGGAATGACATCCGTAACAGATATTACACGCACGATCCAAAGCACAAGCGTCACAGATACCACAACTATCTTCTCGCAATAAGTCTGCTAGGTAATCCTGTACTAGCTAACACAAGCAATACGGCTGCTCCAAGTGCATCGGCATCTGGATCGGTTTCAAACTTTGCGACCCAAGTTTTAGGTGGTCCGATGGTCGAAAATACATACGGAAATAATATAAAATGCTCTGGACCACAAATGACAGTTAGCCCGTTTGTTACTACCAGTTTCAATCAAAAGCGACCACAGGATTACATTTATCATACGCCCGTGTACGATCCAACAGATGCAAATGATGATGGTGTACCCGATAATCCAGGAAATGTACTTTATTATCAAGAAAACTACAGTGGTAATAAGGATTCTCTAGGACTTAACTTTGGATTCGCACTTACATTCAATATTCCGCTAGATAATAGATTTCAAGATTCTTGTTTAGATGCAGCTAATACACAAATAAATTTACAGAAGCAAGAATTAAACGCAAAAATGCTCAATTATGAAATTGCAAGATTGAAAAATTGCGGAGAGCTAAAGTTAGCTGGTATATATTTTGATCCAAAAAGTAGGTTTGCAAAATTATGCGAAGGAGTCATGGTTTCACCGCCTCCAAATCAAGTTATCCCACATACTCATAAATTAAAGTAGATAAGGACGGGTATTACACTTATCTACGGATATTTATTCTACCTTATCTTTCTTGGGTTTGCTTAAACGCTTAAAAACCTGTCGTACCAAGGGTTTTACGATATTAAGTAATAATGGAGTAGTGGCAGCAACGCTAGCAATGAGAGCAGTGCTAACAAGCTGTGGAGGATTCGGTATGTATTGCTCGATGAATTTAACGTCTTCATAGAGAGTTATACATTTACTACCATCTTCGCTTCTTTCGTGTCCAATAACACGCTCCAGCTTAAATTCGTTACGATAATCGCCTACTCTTTGATTCTCTGGTCCAGGGCAGGGAACAAATTTATCATCTTTATCTTTTTTCTTTGGTTCGTATTTTGGTGGCTCTACTGTAGATTCAACAAACTCTTGATCTTGATTTGTGGGGGTTTCGGATTGCGTGTACTTAAATTCGTTGGGGTTGTACTGCAAAGGTTCAAAACTAGGAATACTGAAGTTACCACATTCTGTATATGTGCCATATTCATCTTTGTCATTATCAATGAGACTTGTGAGATTGTTTCTATGAACTCTTACACAACCAGGAATATCAACAATAGGCTTACTTATATTTATATTTTTTGGTACGTCAGTTTTCCATATTGGTATTTTATGTATTTGAACCTTGCTTATACTAATCTTTGGTATTTCCATCTTCTACATTTCCTATAGAAATAGACCAACCATCTTCTCCAAAAGTACCTTTTTCTATAATTTTTGGTTTTTTTACTTTTTTATCTAATTCCTCGTGATATTTTTTTATGTCATTATCAAGTTCCAAGTTAAATTTTTGCATACGTAACCAATGTATAAACTTATCTACATAGTATTTAACTAGCTTTTTTATGAACCCAAGTATCATTTTGGTAAATAAACTTCTACATAAGAATTACATTTAGGACAAGATAAATTAGTTACTATAGAATACTCTTCTCCAAGAACAGGGTGAAAATCTTCATCAATATCATGGTCTCCGCCCCAGATTAATTCTGTTTTACAATGCCAACAATTCAAATTCCTAGCCCTTTTGGTATTGGTAATGATTTTCCTGTTACATCAGGTAATTCTTTTTCTAATATTTTAGGCATCATTCCTTGAACATTACCAAGAATTTCGTTCATAACTTGTGATTTGAAATTTTCAGATGTTACATATTTGTAGCCAAGGTACGCTCCGCCGCTCATGGAAGCTACCATTACAAATGAAACTATGCTAAGAATATTAGCGATTTTTTGAAACATGATTAAGTTTGCGATATTAAAAGCACTATCTTTTACAAGTGTGCTTGTGTTACTGCTTATTGTAGCTCTCTCTCCTTTATACGTCACTATGGGCATAATGACTAGACAAGTGCAAGAAAAGCCTAACTAGATTTTTGTGCGTCAGAAGGTTTTAACTGTTCTTCTTGAGCTTTTGTAGATAATAATTGTGCTTGTGCATCTTTTACACCAATAATCGCACCTTGATACCTATGTTCGTTTTGACACTCTAATTCATAAGACCTTTTTGCTTGTGCTTTACGATTTTGTATAGCAATAAGTTCTTGTTCGTATCTTTTTAAAAGATCATCTAATGGATTTGTCATGCTCCTACTTCCATTACAGTTATTGTAGATGTTGCTCTACCTACAAAACTTGAATCACTATCAGTTTTATATCTGTTTATAAATAGTTCTGAACTTGAACTATCAGGAGTTGCACATTGTATGTCATAAGTTAACGAACTCGTTGATGAAGGAGAGTCTAAAAATGTGCCACTACATATTTGCATTTCATATTGATTTAGATTACCAGATTCAAAAGTACATCGAGTTCTATTACCATCAGCATCACCTCTTAGAATTTCACTTCCAGCCCTTCTTAAATTAAACATTCCATAATTATTACAACTAACTGAAATTGAATAATGTACAAGTACTTTATTTGATGAAGAACTTGGAGTTATATCTACAGATAATCCAGATATAGTTTGAAAACTTTGTGACTGAAATGATTGAGTATCGGTTTTTGTATCTGAAACAACCTGTAAAATTTTTCCTGCACCTCCATTCGGAAAGGAGCATTTACCAGCCGAATCTAAAGTAATTGCATCACTAGACGCTCCAGTGTGCCTAATACTGTTAACAATTAACCTACTGGTCATGGCTTGGGATTAGCGTCTTTAACTGCCTTAATATGTGTAGCCCAGGTTCCTGTTGTATCTAATTTTCCAGCAACCATATCCTTGTAGAGCATATCTAACTGATCTCCAAAAGAAGCATAGATTGTAGAACCATCAGTTGTTCTATCAGTTTTATATTTTATAAGAGCAGCAGCATCGTCTAATGCTTTTCTTGCAGCAGCTATCTTTGTATCGGAAAGTGTTACTTTTGATCCGTCAGCAGCAAACGCTCCAGCAGTATCGTCTATAGAAACAACAGGTTTTGCTTCTGATTTGTAAGCCTCATAAATAGCTTCGTGGTCTAACGCCATAATTAACTAGGTTTAGGGTATTTGTCCTTGATAGCTTTGATAGTAGTTTTCCAGCCATCTATACCATTATGATAGATCGAATCAAGCTGATCTTCAATACTTGGATACTCTGCTTTACGTTGTGACTTATATGAATCATTTTCTGAATCCCAAGCAGCTTGTAATGTAGCAAGTCCATCTGTACACTCTTTTTCTGTAGGTTTTGAACCGCCATCATGCACTATTAAATTTGCATAGATTTTGTTTTTTGAATCAGACCACCCAAACCATTGTCCTGTTCTTACTGTTACTAAATAATCTTCTATATGTGTAGGTTTCATTTTAAGTGTCTCCTAATCGAAT